TATCCCTGTCTCGGTGCTAGTCCAGAAGTTATTCCTTCTCCTGACGAGCCTCCTCTAAACATGGGTCTTCTTAATACTCTCATAATTATCCTCCTGTAGCGCTAGCTGGAAGGTTAGGCATCCCTAAAGTAGGATTCATAATTCCACCTAATACCGAAGTCCATCCTAATGCTGTTTGTAAAGCAGTTGGATCTGGTGTTATTTGTGTTGTTCTTTGTCCTTGGATTGGTGCTAATGTACCAATACCTTGTCCATAAGCTTGCATTCTTTGATAAGGTTCCATAGCTGCCATCTGATTAGCTTGTTGCTGTGCATCTAAAACATTTTGTGCCTGTTGCTGTTGAATACCACCTACTTGAGTTAATGTTCCTATATCTCCTCTTTGAAGTGATGGTGTTAATTGTGCTAGACCTTGTTGATATGTTCCAAGACCCATTTGTCCTTGAGCGAGTCCCGCTTGTGCTCCAGCTAATCCTAATTGATTAGCATAATCTTGTTGTCTTAATTGTGCTCCTTGACCAAACCCTTGTTGTAATAATTGTGATTGTAATAAAGCTCTATTTCTATCGGACTGTGTTTGGTATTCTGCAAGTTGTACACCTTCTCGTCCACCGCCAAAACCTCCAAGCGCAACCGCTTGATCTGAAATTCCTTGTTGTCTTGCTGCAGCTTGTCTATCAAATTCTGTTAATGTGGCATCAATCACTTGTGATTGATAGGGAGACATGTAAGAAGCAATGGATCCTGCTCCCGTTCCAGCTCCTGTTCCCGTTAAACCTGCTGCTCCACTAATGTAAGGAGATACTCCACCTAATGTTGAAATAGCTTGCGTTCCTTGTGTAGCTGCCTGAGTTAAATAAGGTGAATAAGCTCCAACACCTGAACCTGCTAATGTCGCTGCTTGTGTTTGTAAAGGATCTTGTCCTGCAACTTGTGGTGCAAATCTAGCAGTATCTAAAGGTATTGATGTTAAACCTGCTAACTGTTGACCGTAATCTTGTCCTAATTGTGATATGTACTGTTGTGGTAAAACTGATGATTGTGCTATTGCCATTATATAATTCTCTTTTCTAATTCTTGTGCTGTTGCAAACATTTCTCTAGCGCCTTCTAGCCCTTGAGAGTCTTCAGAAACCTTGCCGCCTGCTTCCAGATTCTCCATAAGATTTTCCATGACCTTCGCGCCTTCGTCGATGTCGCCGTCGCCCGCCGCTCTAACCGCGTCTGCTGTAAATACAAATTCGTTTTTGGAAAGTCTTGCGGGTACATCATCTGCTTTTTCTTCTCCACCTATTGGCACAAATCCGCCTTCTTGTCTATAGTCTTTTTCCATACCACCAAGATCCATAAGTCCGCCTTCTTGTTTTGAAGATCTTTTTCCTGATTGAGCTGCTAATTTACGTTTTAAAAGTTTTCTAAGTTCTACAAGGTTTCCATCGTTATACCCAATCCTTCCGCCATCAGCTAATCTTGCTGATTCAATAGGTTTAAATCTTAAATTTGGATCGTCGATTGCTGCTTGAGCTGTTTGTGGAATGTTGATGCTAAGATCTTCTGGTAGTTGATAATCTTTTCTCGTTGCTGCATCTGCTGCTCCGATACCTAGACCGATTGCTAAAGGAGTTTTCCATCTAATTTCTTGTCCTGTGCTGGTTCTTGTGGGTGATACATAATTAGGATCAATTTGTTTTTTTACTGCTTCCATTGCTTGTTGTTTTAAAAGATTATTTATTTGATTAGCATATGAAGTTGTACCATAAGCGTCCCCTTCATAATCAAATACTCCAGTTCCACCAATACCTCCTCCAATAATATAATCGTTTACATTTCCAGCTCCTGGGGTCCAATCTCCTATTTGATCAGGAAATTCTCCAGTGTATTCACCTAGTAAATTTCTATCATCTCCAATAACTAAATTCAAACCTTCAGGTACTCCTGGAACTTTTCCTAATAATTCTCCCAACCAATTCTGTCCCATTCTATCTCCTGCTGTTCCAGTGAATGGTATTCCAAACTGATTTAATAATGCACCACCAGCTAAAGCAGCTGCTACAGGATTCTCTTTAATTTCATTTGGAATAATATCGTCTACGAATTTGTCTTTAACATCTTGAAAAAAACTTCCTATTCCATAAGCTTTTCTACCATCAAGGCCTGCGATACCACCATAAGCCATTTGGTTTCTACGTCTCTGTGTATAAGTGCCTCTATGATTTTGATCTCCTGTGAGTCTAAGATCAGGTGCGCCTGCTTCTAAAGTGGGACCTCCCATATTGTACATCTGTCTTTTCATTAATGCTCTATTTATAGCCATAGTTATAGTAATTTTGTTATTGTATTAAAGGCAGGGATTTCACCTGAATTTATATATTTACCCGTTTTTAACGAGTAAATCAAGACTATGTTGTAACTTCCCTAGGTTTAATTTCTAGGACTGAAAGTACGACGTGTAGTCTATTGGCAGTGGCTGCTGTCACCTTGATTATTTCGCTCTCCTGGGCGACTAAAGGTTGACTTAACAGTTCTGTAGTGGCGTTAGCTGATATGGATTTAGTCTTAAAAAGGCTAAAAACAGCTTCATCTGCATCGGTTATAGTAACGGTAATCGTATCTGCATTACCTGAATCTTCAGATACCAGAATAGATTTAATAACAGCTGTAGTAGCTGTAGGTACTGTATATAGTGTAGTAGCACTATTACTTGTTAAATCTGCTTTTTTATTTTTAAAACTATTAGCCATTATGCAATAAAGAAGCTTTCTGCTTCTGACTCATCTTTTAAATCTTGTTGAAAGGTAGTGTTAAGTTTTTGAACAATACTATCTACATCTCTTACAAAAGATTGTTGTAGTTGTTGATCATACTTTTCTCCTTGTTGTGTTAACGCTTGTACAATTCTTGCCATTATATGTATGTACTTCCTCCTCGCATAGCTTGATTCTGTTTATTTAAATAAAAGCCTAATAATTCATAAGCATCCATTTCTTGTCGAGATGCTTTACCTGCTTCAATCATAGGTGTCATTTGTGCATAAAATTGAAGGGCCCTATTTAAATTATTCGTAACTAAACTTGAAATTTGATCCTCTACTTTGGTTCCTCTAAATTGATTTACAGCTTTAGAAACAACATCTTGTTGACCAGATACTACTTTTGCTAAATCATCTCTGTTTCCATCATCTCTTTGAACTGTTGGTTTTTTTGCATAAACGTTTCCTTTGTATCCAAACTCGTCTAAAAGATTTATTTCTCTTGGCTTGTCATCTGTTCCCGGTATTTTAAATTCTTTACCTGTTTTCTTTTCTAAAAATTTTAATGCTGTACCATACGTACCTTTGCGTTGTTTAATATCATATCCTAATTTTCCTAATCGATACGCTTCTCCTACTCCTAGCTTTGTAGCTATTGGAGGTGCCAATATAGTTGCTCCAACTTTAAGTGTTTTACCTATTCCTGAATCCCAAAAAGCTGGTTTAGATTCCGCTATTGCTTTTCTTGTAGCTGCTGCTTGTGCTGCTGGAATATATGTTGGATCATAAGAAACAGAACTTGGATCATCTGTTTCACCATGAATATCTGCTATGTCTGTTTTAACACTTGTGTCAATTCCTGTAAAATCTGCAAGTTCATCAATATCTCCTGTTTCTTCAAATTGTTTTAGTTTGTAATCTGGATTATCTGTTCCACCTGGACCATAACCTTGTTCATTTCTTTCCGTTGGTGTCATTTGTGCTGTCGGTTCGCCTCTATCCACAGCTGCTTGTTCCTCGTTATCTAGTGAAGAATAATCTACAGGTGAAGGTGCAGGTGCAGGTGCTGGTGCTGGTGGATTATATGCCTCCCATTCATAATCATTGCCATCACTACCGCCGTGGCCGCCACCTGATGAAGGTGAATCATAACCTCTATCTGCATCTCCCCAACCATTTAAACTAATAATCCCCGAGGGTCCTTTATGAGCTTTACCATTCATAGAACCATGAAGATTTATTTTAATTAAAGCATCTTTTTCAGCTTTAGTAATATAAGCTAATTCTGTGTCAGGATGATTAGGAGCTGATTTCCATTTTTTAGGAGCCGTAACCATCTTTTGTTTTCCGAGATAGTTTTTAACACCACCTTGTTTTGGTACTTTCATTCTTAAACTTTTATCGATCATCTTCTTCCATCCGGTTGTATATCTAATCTAAATGTACCTAACTTCCAGTGTTGAGTAATACTAGTGTTATCTACTTTTAAAGCGATTGCACGAGCTCGTGCTCTTGTATCGACTTTTGTTGTATCTGAATCAACTGTAAAAGGTCCTAACGAAGAACTTGCTTCTGTATCGGTTGGATAATTTTTTAAATTTAAAGTCACTCTTGCACTTCCTGTTTGTGTTAAAAAATCAGGAATAACTCTTCTAATTTTCATCATATATTCACCATCACCAGCTAAACCTCTTTGGTCTAAATCAAAATCACCTGATTGAATACTTGCTGTAATCGCTGTTGTTGCTCCTGCTTTAATTTGGTTGGTTCCTGTTTCATGTTCATAGTAAGTTGTGACACCATCTGTGTTACCAACAGTTGCATCACTTGATGCACTAGAATCATATTCAGTTGCATGCGGCTTGCCAAAAATATGAGAGTCAGACCACGTGGATCTTGCTAAAGAGCTTGTTGTCCATATCGGTCTTTCTGTTGTTGAATCCATATAGTTATAAGTTACTGATCTATTATTCGAAGCAGCACCACTACCAGGATAGAACCATGTGACTTCGCCAAACAAATTATTTAATCCTGCGTAGATATGATTTTTAGGAACGGTGTTAATATCATCATATACATAGTCTTCAACCCAACATGATAAAGATTCTAGTTTACCTGTCCATCTAAAGAAACCGTTTTCAGACATCCAGTATGCAGCACCATCTACTTCGACTGCTGCGTTCTTACCTATTAATCCACAGTTGGTACCTACTTGTTGAAATGAAAATACAAAAGGAGCTCCTACAAATCTCATAATAAATAAAGAAGTATCTGTCCAAATATAAGTTGCATCACGACCTCTGATAGCTCCAACAATTCTAGTACCATCTGCAAGTCTTTGTGTACCTGCGGTGTTTGTTGAAGTTGGAGTCCAAGTTGTTAATGATTCTTGATCAGACCATCTAATATACATATCGTCTTGAGTAGAAGTTGTTCCAATCGTTGTTTCTGTTCCAAAACAAATTAAGTGTCTATCGGGTGTAGAAACTAAAGTTTGTCTTGTTGCTGTAGGAGCTCCTGAAATAATAGTAGCTCTTGTGGAAGTTGCACTTGTTGCATCTGAGTCCCATTCAAAGGTTGATCCATCTACAATCGTTGCAATTAGTTTATTTCCAAAATTATCTAAGTGCCATAATCCTGGAGCTGTAATAATATCTCCTGTTTGAGAAGCACCCCATTTCGTATAATCAGATGCATTTTTAACCGTGGCTCCATCTGAGTGTGCTGCTGCGGTTGTGTTATCTGCTCCCCTCGTTAATCCTGATAAAGTTTCTGTACCTGAAGTATTTGAGGTATAAGCAATACGCTCGTCATCAATCACTATGGTACCAGTAGCAGGAAAGGAAGCTGAGTCATCTAAAACAATACTTGTTGATGCATCTGTTAAAGCTCCATCCAAAGTTGATTCTCCAACACCTAATTTAACACCACTCCAAAGTCCTAATCCCCAACCAGCTGCAGATTCTTCAACAGCAGGTCCTATGGAATAATAGTGTCTTACTCGAATTCCACCAGATGTAGTTGCTCCTGATCCCGTTTCTGCTGATCCCATTGTGACTGTAAGCGTTGTGGTCGTTGGAACGGTAGTAACCATAAAGTTGTAATCGTCAAAACTACCAGAACTAAAATCAGAATCGGTAATAGCAGTAAAATTATCCAAAAGAATAATGTCCCCAGCAGTAATGCCATGAGCACTCGCAAACGTGATCGTGACTGATGTAGATCCATTGGTTGTTGTAAAAGCATTAGTTAATGTTGTTGTACTTTTAAGAGGAGTTATATCATAAAAAGCTCCTCCAGAATAGGCGTATAAAAATCGGTTTGTACCTAATGCGGCGTATTTAATACCGCTCGCATTAACAAAATGGTGTAAAGCAGTGTTTCTTCCTGTAATGGTTTTATCTCCTAATTGAGACCATCCTCCTATTTTCTCAGGTGAATTATATCTAAATCGTACATAGTCTCCACTTACCCATTGGCCTTCGCCTCCTGTGGCAGTTACTTGTTTATTGAATCCTGGTGCAATGTTTATCTTTTGTAGCATAACAATTTCTTTACTAGGTTATATTAGAATGCGTTGAGAATCAACGAGTTTTGGGAATACCCAATAGAGGTCTTTTATCAAATAAATTGGTCTTTGCAAAGGGTCCATTTTGATGATTATAGTGTAAAAATACCTGGCCACAAAGCTTACCTTCAAAGGGCTCTCTCCAGTGTTCTAATTCACAACCAGAGTATATAATCATATCCCCTGGTTTTAATAGATATTTAATGCCTTTTGGAGCATTAGGTTTATGTATATTCTTGTATTCATCAATAACATTATTAGATCCTGTAGGGTCTATAAATATAGGCCAAGGATCTCCACCTAAACAAAGAGTGGTTGATATTTCACAACTTGGTCTATCTTTGTGTCTTTTAAGAATATTACCGGTTTTATAAAGTCTTGTATAAGCATAAGTTGGTATTAATTTTAATCCTGTTTTCTTTTCCATAACGGGAATGGTTTTAGTTAATAATGTTTCCATTAAACGATCTCCATATTTAGCATATGAATTTGGAACTTGTTTATCTTTAAAATTTCCTATTAAAGGATTATTTTCATGGGTAGCATTGTTTTGTAATAACCAATAGTCAGCTTCAGCGGATATTTGTAAATACCGATAAACTATGTCGCACACTTCTTTAGATACAGCATTACGAATAATTTGATATTTATCTTTTTTAAAATTCATATTTGTATAAAATTATAAGATACAGATACTCTCCAGTTCTTCTCTCCTTTTTCTGTGTTCATGTTAATGTCAACTCCATGCGGTTGCCATGCAGGAAAAAATATCATTCTACCTTCCACTGCTTCATAAGCTACAACTCTCCATAATTCTTTAGGAATGTTGTCCATACGTCTTGGCATATACGTATTAGGTCCTGGTCTTGGGTCTTCTAAAAATAACTTACCAGAGTTTTTAGGTACTTTAATATAATAAACTCCAGACCATAATGAGTTAGGATGAGTATGGGTTTTATTATAACTATAGCTTGGATTAATATTAGCCCACATATTACCTAAACCTAGTTTAGGTTTGACCCCATAATCCTTATTACAATATTCAGCCATTTTAAATAACTCTTGAATAAGAGGCTGATATTCTTTTTTATCATTCATATTAGTTTCACTGTGCCAACCAAAACCAGAATTAGTTTTAAACTCTCCGGTTTTTCTTCCAGCTTTTATGTCTTTCTTATACCAAGCTTTTATGTGTTTAAATAAATATTGATTTAATTCCTTAGCATTAGGTAAATCTCTCCAATACATTGGAGTTGGAAATAGTATTTCTCGTTTCATTTAAACGGCGGACCACCAAACCACATAACAAGAGAACGTCTAATTCCCTTTTTAACAGGTTCGACTCTATGTCTCATAAAGGAAGCAAAGAAAACACCTTGTCCTTGTTGCAATACTACCTTATTTTTTTCGCTGTCATCAAAAGCAAGATCTCCTCCACTAAATTCAGAAGGGTCTGATAATAAACAAGTCATGGATATTTTACGAATAGGATGTTGACCTGTTTGACCAAAGGCATTTAAATCCATATGCCAATCATAAAACCCTCCTTTGGGATACTCAGTAAATTGAGCGGGTTCAGTTATACGAACACCATCAAACATAAAATGATTTAAATTAACTATAGATAATTGGTTTTCTATTACCTTGTACATCTCTGGCATTTTGGCAAAAGGTATCCAAGATATAGTTGTAATTCTTTTTTTAGTGTCCGATTTACCAGATTTGCCACCACCCACTTTAGCTTGTTCAGGTTTTTGTTGATGACCAGCTTGTATAATAAGTTTACATTGTTCAGGTGTAAACATAGGTCTAGTTGTTGTGGCAATATACGATTGCCATGTAGGCATATAAGGAATCATTCTAATTGTCCTTTTGCTGATCTTGATGCAACGGGATTATAATCCACATCCACATTACAAACTAAGGTTCTTCTTTTTTCTTTGGTTCCATGAAAAGGGTATACACAGTGTCTCATGTCATAAGGAAAAATATAAAAATCACCAAGTTTAACATCAGGAGAATAATCTGTTTTAGAAAACTGCCCTGCGGCAGCTCCTATAATTTGTAGTCTACCATTCATCGGTTTTTCTTCTGCTGAATATTCTTTGCCATATTGTGAGGGAAGTTTCATTATCATAACTGAAGATAGTCCTGTATATAATTTTCCTTGATGAATATGAACGGGGTTATATTCATTAGCTTTCATTTCATTAACCCAGACAGAGTTAATTTTCATATTATATTGGTATATTTTATTCCAAGTTAGATAATGTTTAAAAACAGAATAAAACCATTGTTGTATATCTTGAGGTAAAAAATTATGTTGATGCATTTTTTCTGAATTTTCTCCAGAGTAATGTAAAGAAACTTCGTCTTGTATTTTACCCACAAGTTGTTTGTTAGCTTTAGGAAGTTCTTTTTTTCTTTTCTCGTAAATGTCTTGCAGTCCTGCAAAAATTTCTACGGGTGTTTTATATTTTAAAACCGTTTGACCTAAATAGACAAAATCAAAGTTCATGTTGTTCCTTTCTAATTTGAGTAGCAGATATAGACTCTGTTTCTTTTGGTAGTGTTATTTTTTCTACTTGATAACCTACATCTCTGCCATAGCAAATATGTGTAATATTAGGCACTCTAATAATTTCAAACTTTCCTTTATAGTTTCTTAACTTTTTAATTATTTTTCTTTTTACTGTTCCAAATCCATAAGGATTGTTTTCTCCCTTACAAACTCTAACTAAAATAACTACTTGGCCTGTTTTTTCTAAAATTTTTTTAAATAATTCAAAATGTCCATCATGGAAAGGCTGAAATCTTCCTAACATTTGAGCGGTTGGTTTATTGTAATCGATCACGAATCTCCTTTATAATATGACGATATTTAAATTCTTTTATTTCATAATCTACCTTATCTGGTTTTTCAAAAAG